AGCAGCGTCCCCTCGTTGTCGGTGGCGCCCACCAGGTCGAACTCGAGGTCCAGCACGGGGGCCGCGCGGTAGCGCTTCCACACGCCGGCCACGAGGGCCTTGCGCGGCTGCGTCGTCATGCGCTCGGGGTCTCGGCTCGGGCGCGGGCCTATCAGCGTCAGCGACGGCAGCTTCGGGGCCGCCGTCGTGTTGAGCCCGTCGGTGGCGTCGTCGTCCCAGTCGGTCTCGGTGGTGAAAACCGTCTCCTCGCAGAGTTGCCGCTTGCACTCGCGGATCAGGGCGCGGATGACGCGCCCGAAGTCGGACTCCGCCGTGAGCTTCGGCAGCGAGTACGTGAAGGCGGAGGTCTTCGTGACCGTCTCGCCAGGGATCGGGTCGCCGGCGTCGTCGAGGTTCGTGACGATGACGGACGCGACGAGATCGGCGTTGGCCTCGGCGTGGTCCCCGACGGGGGTGAGGCACGTCAGCTTCGTCGCCGACTCGACCTGGACGTTGGTACCGTCGCGCGTGACCGTAGTGGACGCGCCCTTGCGCACGACCACCTGGCGGAACTGCACCGACACCGGAGGCGGCGGAACGGGCGCCGGGCGCGCGGTCTGCGCCGTCGCCAGCCGGAAGCCGGTGCCCGTAATCTCGACGAGAGTCCGTCCCGCAGTGGGGCCAGTGCTCGGAGAGACAACGGTGACCGTCGGGAGCGACATCGCCCCTCCACTCTTGGGGCGGCGCAGATCCTCGTCAAAAGTGCGTGTGGGCTATGGCTTGGGAGCGAGCGGCAACAGATTGGCGAGCCGCTTGGTGATGCGCTTCATCGTGTTGAGGTCGTCGCCGAAAAGCGCGTTGAACACCGGGCGCACGAACGGCCGGGCCGGGATGCGGATCGTTAGCACGCCGCCTCCACCCTTGCCGACCTTCAGCGTGCCGATCCTCTTGAACATCGCGTGCAGGTACGCTCGCTGCTTCGGCGTCATCGCGACGGCCTTCGGGCCGGCTCCGAATTCGTGAATTCTCGCAACGTTGTAGAGGCTCTTGCCGTCCCTGGACCTGGCGCTGCGCATGATGCCGATGAACGACGTGTCGCCCTTGTGGATCGCGCGGATCCCGCCGATCAGGTCTCCAGCGCCGATCAGCGCCTTCGTCCCGACGGACTTCATGCCGGCGCCGATGGCTCGCCAACTCGTCGAGGACTGCGCGGCCCGGACCTGCCTCCCAAGTGATGCTACGGCGCGGGCGCTGGCGCGCGTTGCCTGTCGCTGCGCAGTCGCGAGCGCTCGGTTGGATCCCGCCGAGATGGCGCGCGCGTTCGCCATCATCTGCTGTCTCCCGCGCGCGTTGGCCTGTGACTGCGCCCTGGAGTTGAGCCCCGCGATGCGCTTGCCGCCGGAACTGATGGCCTTGCCCGCGGCAGCCGCCCGCCTGAAGGCCAAGGTGTTCGCCGCGAGCGGCTTGAACGCCTGGCCGCCGGGGGCCTGCGCCACGATGCCTTCCACCATCGCGGTGCGGCAGTCCTCGGCCTCTTGCCTGACCGCCGCACGCAGCGCCGCCCTCACGTCCCGCGCGCACGCCTGGGCGATGCGCTGGGCCAGCCCCCAGTCGCCGGTGCGAATGACCACGACGTTCACCGACTACCCCTTCGCCGTCTGGTCGCGGTCCTCGAACACCAGGAGCAGCAGGTTGAGGCGCCTGCCCAGCCCGTACCCGATCGGCCTGGCCTCGACGCAGTGGAGCCCGTCGCCCGGCATGGCCTGCTGGATGTTCCCGGCCAAGTCGTAGATGGCCGTGAGCCGGGCCTCCACGCGCAGCGTCGCCTGCCCGGTGGCGGTGTCGACGAGGCCTGCGCGCTCGAGGTCGCGGAAGTGGAACACGAGATTGATCTTGTGCTCGTGCTCGAAGCCTCCGACCATGGGGTTCAGGCGCTCGAAGTCCGCATCCTCAATCTGGCAGCGCACGCGGATCTCTGCGGACTCCTGACGCCCGGCGGCGCCCTCCCATGATCCATCGGCCACTCGCTTCGCTTCGCGGAACTCGGGATCGTAGTTGCCGGCGTCGGCGGTCGCCTCGGTGTCGAGTACGCGCAGAGCCGCGAGAAAACTGTATTGCAAGCGCCCGCGACCCATTAGGCGGCCCCGAACATCGGCGGCCTGCGATAGCCGTCGAGGAGGAAGTCCACCTCGGCGTCTCCGGTGAGGCCCTTCCCGGTGCGCGGCGCCATGGAACGCGCCTGGTCACGGGTGCGCTCCGAGCTCAGCCGCCAGCGGTCGCGCCGGTCCTCGCGGTCGTCGAAGGCCGTGAGCGTCGGGAACTCGCGCATGACCAGCAGCTTGCAGGCGTGCCGGATCAGCAGCGGGGTCATGCCCACGGTGCTGCCGTCGGGGTCGGTGTAGCCGAACACCCCGGTCACGACGACGTTCAGCGGGCCCCTGGGCCAGTACCACTCCCGCATCACCGGGATTGCGGACGGGCCTGGCCAGCCGCTCGTCAGGGCCAGCATCTCGATCTTCGGACTGTTGCGGTCGTCCGGGGCCACCAACCCGTCGGTGAGGTGCCGGTTGTAGACGCGGAGGTCGCTGTCGAGGATCTCGCACAGCAGCGCGTCGAACGACGACAGCAGTTCGGCCTTCGAGACCGCGATGATGGGATGGTGGAGCTGCAGCGCGTGGCCTCCCCCGCCGTCGACCTTGAGCACCTGTGCCCGGGGCTCGAAGAAGCGGCCGGTGTACTGCTCGATCATCTTCGTGGACAGCCCGATCACGTTGACGAGGCGCTGGTCAGTGGCGTCGGTGGTCGTGAGCCCCTCATCACGAAGGTCGCTGGGCAGGCAGTAGCCCCAGGAGGCCGCGCCCACGGCCACCACGTCGAACTCCTCGGTGGTCTCGACGGAGGCTCCGGTCGCCGTCTGCTTGCTGATCCAGACGACGCGGTGACGCCCCGTGGGCTCGGTGGCGCCGGGCGTCCACGCGAGCCGGTAGTGCCCGGTGGCGAGCCGGTCGGCCACGAGGTCCAGGGCGTGCGCGGAGTAGACGGTGCCGACGCCGGCCGGGTACGTCTGCACGGGCGCCAGCAGCTTCACCGCGGTGGAGATGTCGTAGACCCGGCACTCGGCGGAGTAGGCGTCGGCTGGAGCTCCGGGGGACCCGGTCCAGAGATCGAGGAATGGGTAGCTGCGAGTGCGGGCCATCACGGGCATCGGCGTCTCCTCAAGTCAAGGCCCCGGGAGGCTTGCGCCGCCGGGGCCTCGTGCTACGCCGACGCTCCGGCCGCCCGTCGGGGTTACTTCTTGCCGCCCTTGGCCGGGAAGTAGCGCGCCATCTTCTCCCGGTTGGACTTCTCCGCGTCCTCCAGGGCCTGCTCCGGCGTCGCCGGAACCGACTCCTCGGGCTCGCTCGGCGTCTCGGCCGCCGGCGTGGCCGCGACCTCGGGAGCCTTCGCGGCCGCCCCGTTGCCGCGCGCCGCGTGGGCCGCCAGCGCCTGAGCCACCGCGCGCGCGATCATGCCGTCGATCTCGCTGCGCGGGACGAACGCCGCGTTCACCGCGTTCAGAGCCCTGCTCGAGAGTCCACCGCCCCTGTCGTCGCGGGCTTCCGCCATCAGCGGCGGCTCCGACTCGACGGCGGGGTTCCAGACGTCGAACGCCAGCGGGCTGTTGTTGTTGCCCTCGACCTCGCGCACCTCGCGCAGGATCGCGGCGTCCTCGGGCGTGACTTCGACGGCCGCCTCCCCGGCCTTGAAGAGCAACGAGGCGGCGAGCACGTCCTTGTTGGGGTCGTCTGGGCGCTTGCACTTCGGCATGCCGAAGCCGCCCTTCACGTACCCCAGACGGGGGTTGTGGGTCTTGAGACGAGCGAGCAACATGAGGGTCCCTCCTGGGCCGGTTGCCCAGCCCTGGTTGCGGCGGTGCTACTTCGAGTGGATCTCGAAGACGAACGTGGTGCCGGCGAGGTCGGTGTGGGCGTCCGGCTGCGTGCCGACGGCCTTGTTGGCGGCTCCGGTGCCGTACACGATCACCAGGTCGGTGGCCTGGATGTACTCGGCGTGGTAGCCGCCGCCGTTGACGCAGACGGCCGACAGGATCGTGCGCGGCTGTCCGGTCAGGGCCCGCAGCGCCGCCAGCAGGCCGGTGTCGCCGCCGGTGGTGTAGCCGCCGAAGGTGCCGACCGCGGCCGGGCCCGGGAAGCTGACGACGTCGTGGAAGGTCGGGTCCATGGGGCTCTCGCCCCGATGCGACACGTGGGTGACAATTCCGATGGCCATGCTCTGCTCCAGTTCAGGGCGCCCTACAGCGCCGTTGGTTCACGCTCTTGTGGCTGCAGCCCCGGCACTCGCCGTGCTACACGGTGCTGACGTTGGTGGCCTTCACCACGGCCGCCTCGTCCTGGAACTTCACGTCGAAGCGCACGTAGGCCTTGATCCACCACTTGTCGGCGATCTGGTCCTCGACGAGCTTCAGCTCGACGTCCTGCCAGATGCCGACCACGATGTTCTTGGGGTCGCAGAGCAGGATGCTCGTGCGGTTCGCGCCGGAGACCGGGATCGCCCCGAGCCCCTCGATCTTGGTGCCGTGGTACACGGCGGGCAGGAAGTTCTTCAGCGCCTCGTCACCACCCGGGGTGAGGCGCTCGCCCCACGTGTTCTGCCACGCGCGCTCCGCCTGGGGCGCGGTGAAGAACTTCAGCTTGGTGGGGTCTTCCTTGTCCTCGTTCGCCAGCAGCGCGAACATGGCCTCGAGCTGCGTCCCGCTGATCTTCACGCCCCCACCGGCGTAGGTGTGGGTGACCGCCTGCGTGAGGACGCCGTTCAGCACTGCCTCGACGGGCGTGGCCGACGCCATGTCGCCGCGGAAGATGATGCGCTCCATGTCGCGCGCGACCGCGGCCGGCAGCTTGTCCAGGCAGAGGTTCAGGAGCGTGTTGCCCTGGACGTTGTCCTTCAGGGCCTCGCGCGTGATCTCGACCTTCGCCTTGAAGAGCTGCGCGGTCAGCACCGGCTGGGTCAGCGTGGGGAGGTGGGTCTCGCCGGCGCCGAGGGCGGTGTTCTCGTGCCCGGGCTGCAGCACGTAGTCGTTGAACTTGATCGCCGGCAGGTTCTCGATGAAGCTGCCCATCGGCCGCATCGTGAACTGCGGCAGCCCCTTCGCCGACTCGATGGCGCGCACGAAGAACTGCCGCTGGAAGGCCGCCGGCAGGAGGCCGCCGGACGCCAGGGCCGCCAGATCGATGTCGCCCGCCTTGTTGATCGTCAGGTACTTGTTCTCGGTGATCATCTTCTGGTCTCCCATGCGGCCTAGCCGCAGTTTCGTGTCCGTTCGCGCGCCTAGCGGCGCGACCGCTTCTGCTGTGCGATGAACTCGTTGATGTCGCTGACGCCGTTCCAGTCCGGCTCGGGCAGAACGGGCGGCGGCGGATCCGACGACAGCGCGCGCGATCCGCCGCGCTCCTTCGCCATCGCCGTCTGCGTCGCCCGCAGCTCCTTCACCTCGGCCGCGAGCGCCGGAACCTGCTCGAGCGCCTTCTGCAGCGCGTCCGGCAGCTTCACCGTGACGGTCTGCGGCAGCATGGGCTGGTCCGGCTGCGTCTTCGCGGCGTCGACCGAGGCACCCTCGGGGGCCGCGACCGCCGCGGCCGGCGTCTCGTCGGCGACCGCGGAGTTGTCCGCCAGGATGGTGTCCAGCGTGCGGTGGACCAGCTCCCAGACGCGGCGGTGAAGCAGCAGCTTCTGCTGCGCAGTCTTGTCGACCTCGGCCGGCGCGGGCGCTACCGGAGGTGTGGTCTGGACGGCGGGCGGAGTCTCCTCCGTCGCCGTCTTCTCGGCCTGCGCGGGCTCGTAGGTCGTGACTTCCTCGACGACCTTCGCCTCGCCGAACGTGAATTCCTCGCCCGTGCGCGTGTACGGCAACTCGAGCAGCTTGTCGTCCGGATCGAAGCCCTGCTGCGCGATCACGCGGTCCTCGTAGACCGCACGGAGCCACGGGTTGCGTCCCTGGATCTCGCCTGGGTTCAGCAGCGCGCAGAGCGCGCAGCACAGGTCGGACCTGAAATCCTCGAGCGTCTCGCCGTCGGCCAGCGCGAGCGCCTTGGAGATGAACGGCGCGGGAGGCTCGGGAGCGGTGACAGGGGCGGGCGCGATGACCGGAGCGGAGGCCGGCTTCTCATCATCGGCCTTCATCAGCAGCATGCCGTTCCGTCCGTTCGCCCCGCGAGGCACCAGCCGCACGGCCGAGACGTCCATGTCCGTGAGTCGCTGCGTGGCCGCCTTCTTCTTCGGTGAGGCTTCGGTCGTCATCTCGCTCAACTCTCGGGGCGTGTGCACAACCCGTCAAAAGTGTGCCGCAACGCTCACTCCGGCTCGACCGGGATGCGCGTCCCGTTGCCCTCGATGCTGAAGGCCGTGTACTCGCCGGACACGACTCCGGCCCACGCCTCCGGGTTCTCTTCCTCGTCGAGCTCGTGCGTCTGGAGCCACGTCCCCTTGAGGACCGGCTCGTCGCCGACCATGCCGTGCTCCGACGGGATGAACCCGGCCTTCTCCTGCCAGTTCTCGATCAGCCTGAAGCCGCGCACGTCGGGGTTGTGGTGCATCAGCCCGACGCCTTGCTTCTTCATGAACGAGGACATCGCGACGAAGATGTCCTCCTCGGTGTAGTAGTCGCCCTGCGTGTCCTTCGTTGCCTCGGCGGTGCACGGCTCGAGCACGACGGCCGTGATGCGATGGAGCTTGATGCCCGCGGGCTCGTCGGCCTTGCGGATGAGGCGGCCCGATGACTCGAAGGCGGACTTGTTCGTCGGCTTCTCCGCCTCCAGCATCTTCTTCGCGCGCGCCGTGCAGTCGTCCTTGACTGCCTGCGGGAGCTTCGACTGCGGGATGCGCGCGAGCGCGTTGCGGAGGTGCGGGAGGTCCACCTTTCCGGCCGCGTCCTTCACCGGGAAGTGACGGAGCGACACCGGGTGCGTGATGCCGTTCTTCTTCTTCCCGCCGGCCTCGACGTGAAGAAACGACGTGTCCGGGAGCTTCGAGATGAAGCTGGAATCCCAGACGGCCTTGACCGCCTCGGTGGCGACGCCCTCACCCTCGACGCGCACGGTGGCCCCGCCCGGGAGTGTAACCTCGACGCTGCCCTTGCCGAGCTGCGTGAGCTGATCCAGCGTGAGTGGCTCCGACATGGGCGGCCCCGGCTACTTCTTGTCGAGGGTCTTGCGGAACGCGGGGTCGTTCAGGTCGCTCGGCCAGTAGACCGGCGCGTCGGCGCTCTTGTCGACGTCGGTCACGGGGGCGGCCGGCGCCACGGGCTCGACCACGGGGGCCGTGGGCGCGACGGGCGCGGCAGGCTGCACGGGGGCGGGCTCGGTCACGGGGTCCGCGAACTTCACGACCTCGATCTTCTCCGTGCCGTCCTTGAAGGTCTCGGTCGCCTTCGCCACCGCGGCCTTGAGCGCCTCGACCCGAGCCTTCAGCGCCTCGCCCTTCTCGCCCGCCGCCTTCGCGAGCTGCTCCTTGGCGTAGGCGGTGAACTCCTCCGCCGTCATCGCGATCGCGGCCGGCGGGTTGAGTGTGGCGTCGATCTGCTTGGCGAGGTCGGCGAGGGTGGTCTTGATGTCGGGCATCGGTCGCTCCTGGTGGCGCCCGCAGGCGCGTTGAATCGCTACGCCAGAATGCGAACCGGAGCGACAACCCGTCAAAAGTGTGTGCTACGTGAGCGTCACGATTGTGGAACGACACGTCCTGTGAAGCGGAGGCATGGAGATGCCGCTCGTTTCGAGCCCCTTCGTGTCCATGCGCGAACGGAATTCTCCTCGGTCGTCATTCCGTCCCACGCCAGAGCGCAGGACGTCAGCAACGACCTGTCGCGAACCGTCCGGGTTCTTGTAGTAGATGATGGCGTTGCCTTCAGCGTCCTTGCCGCTCTCCACCCACGGCTGGAGGTTGCGGATCTCCTCGGGGTTCTCGGCCGCCATCGTGCGCTTGATCGTGTCGACTGCACCGCGCACCGAGAACGTCTGGCCGTCCATGTAGCGGCAAACCAGGGTCGTCTTCTGGTCGAGCACTGCACGGAACCTGTAGCTTTCGATCTTCGCCTCGTCGAACGCCGACACCAACGAGCCGACACGTCCCCGGTTCATGAACGCCGCCGACACCACGCGCCAGTAGTCGGGCCCGCGGTTGAGCGCGGCGGCCCCGGTCATGCGCTGCAGGTCCGCAGCGATGTCCGCGCGCCCGAGGCCCTGCTCCAGCCCTTGCGCCACCTTCTCCCGCGCCATCGCCGAGAAGGCCTCGGAGCGCCGTCCGTAGGCGTCGGTCACGAACGCGGTCTGGCTCTTGCGCAGGTGGTCCGCGATGCTCTGGTCGAACTCCGAGAGGGACGCCTCGATGTTGAGATTGAAGCGGGTTCGCGTGGCCGCGCGGGTGTCCCCCACGATGCGGGGGGCCCGCAACTCGAACTCCTGCTTGACCGAGGGCAGCGCCCCGCGCTTGGCCGCGTCGAGCGCGACGCGGGCGGCGCTGATCGTGCGTGCGCGCGCGGCCGCCGACAGGTTCGCCCAGTCCACGTCGACCGCTTGCATCGCGGCCTTGATGGCGGAAGCCTCGGAACTCGCCGTCTTCCGCGTCAGCGCTTGCGCCAGCCGTTCGACGAGGACC